ACTAAAATCGGCTATGCTTGTACCTAATGATTTAGCCGATTCATTAATTGAATCAGTTAAAGTACTTGCTTGTGAAGATAGGTCATTTAATTGCGAAATGTAACCTTGGTATGTATCGTCATTAATTTTAGCTGCAAGTGCCGTATTTGCATCGGTATATTTGCTTAATATGCCTTGATACGTAGAATAATCTTTAGCCATGCTATCGTTTAAATTATTTAAATTTATAGCATAATAATTCATGGCACTTAAATCATTATTTTTTACTGCGTCATCATACTTATTTTTAAAATCCGTATATGTATTTCTACTATTTGTTAAACGCATAGGCAATAAGCCCGTGGTTAATTGCTTGGCATAACTGTTAACTTCGTCTGCTATTGGTTGAATGTTATTGTTATAAAAATCATTGGCTTGCGATTTTACATCATTAAATGTGCTATTAATGTCTTGTAATGTTTCGTTCTTTTTTGATAATTCACCATACGCACTTTGTATCTGACCAGCTGCCTCACGCAATCCTGCACTCATTAATGTGCTAACTGTAGAATTGGTAATAGCCGATGTTACGTCTTTGCCACTAAGAATAGCTTTAGTTGCGTTATTAACAGCGTTAGTAATTAAATTATTAGGAAGTTTTCCAAAATCAAGGTTTGAGCCTTTTAGTTGATCCGCTACTAAACTTGATACACCACCAGATAATCCAGAAGTTAATATGTCTGAAAAATTTCCACCTCGTATGGCTGTTGCTGCCGCACTACCAGAAGCCCCAGTAACAATTTGCTGAATAGTTGCTTGCATTGCAGGGGATACGGAACCACTTATGGTTTGTCCAGCAAATTCTCCTGCCGCAGTACCTATTTGCCCACCAGCATAAGCCGCCGCTGCACTAATTGCAATGTTTTGAATACTACCACCATTTGCCGCTGTAACCGCCGCCGCCGCAACAGGATAAGGAACGCCAACAGCTGTTAATGCAATAGTTTCAATAACTGGCAATGGGTTGTCAATAATGTTTTGACCAATTTTTTCAACCGAATGAACTACATTTTCAATAGGACGACCAATATCTGAAAGTAAATCCGAAACTTTTTCTATAACGCTGCTCATAGTTTCACCACAAATACATTATTTTTTAAAGGATGTATGGCATACCCATTATTTTTTAAAAAAACTGGCAAACTTTTTTCTTTTGTGTCAAAGTGAATTTCTTTATAATTGGCTTTTTTCATAGCATTTAGACAACCTAACATACTACGCAAAATAGTTTTAGGCGCATCTGCACTAATTGTATAAATATGAGCCGAACCTTTTTTTAATATTTTAACCAAAAACAAAGTGTTATTTTCACGAATTAAACGATATTTATCGGTGGATAAAAGTTGATGTAATCCCTTATAGATTTTTTCAAAATCTTTACCAGCGTCATGCTTTACAATTTCTTGAGTTGTTAGCTGTTTCATATTAATGGCTTTTTCCGTTAATCATTAGGGTTACTTCTTTTGCCCAGTCTTGCCAATTTTCATACAATTCAGAACTTGGCAGCGGAAATGCCGAAAACGTAAACGTGCTGGCTATAGTATCGGCTGTGTGCTTCCAGTTCTCTTCTGTATTATACGGTATATTTAACTGCCCGTAATAAATAATAAAGTTACCGTTCCAGTCTTCCCAAGTAGAATTTTCTGGTATGAAAGGAAAAAACTGCTGGTTATTTTTATTGACGTAGGTTGTCATGTTTACGGCCTTTCGTCACCAAACTCTGCCGTGATCAGTAACCTACCCATTTCAAAGTTTCCATCAATTTCATTTGATTCAAACTTCAAACGCATTAAACGATGCTCTACACGCAAGTCAATCTTATCAGTATGGGGCTCAAAATAATAGGGTCCAGAATCCTCTTCGGTTGCGCTGTTAGCAAACTTACGACCCAAAATAGTCATAGACATAGTGCCCGTCTGTAAGAAGTTTGGCTCAACACGACGCAAATGCATACGACGATTAACACCAATTAACCCCTCTTCGCTAGGACTACCCGTTAACCAACTAATATCACTAGTAGTAATACTGGAATAAACCGCCTCTTCCGTATTTAGGTTAACTTGATTTTGACCAAACTCATGCTGCCAAATAGTATAGCCACTTGTTTGCTGATATACCAAGGTGCCAATAGCTACGGAATTGGAAGTGGCGCCAGTAAAAGACACTAACGTAACACCAGGTGATCCAATTGTTGAATTGATGGTAAACACCGAAGTGGACACCTGAAAAGTTTGACTAGATAAAGCCGATGTTGAAAACGTTAAAATACTGCCAGGAGAAAATATAGATGTAACGTTACCAGATATGTACATCTGATTGTTTGACGCGGCAGGCAAACTTGCTGGATGATCTATTACAACGTATGGCTGACTAAATGATGGCGTGTAGTTCCAGTCTGCCCATATTGGCGTTGGAAATAATTCTGTTGTGTATCCACAAGAACGTTGTGCCCCTACTGCTTGTCCAGCGTCGTACCAAAGCTTGTCTTTAACGTTATAAATAATAGCATCGGTACATTCTGTGGCCGTGCCCCTAGGATAAAAAAACCAAATCTCATTATATCTTGGCACCTTAGTTGCCCAGACTTTTTGACGTTGTGTGTAGTTTAGGTTGTTGAATAAGTAGTTTACGTTCTTATCATTTGGTACTACCGACACGCTACCATTGTATTGGTAAAAGCGATCAACCCCCATCCAATAAAACACACCGTCCATCTCCACCACTGCGTTTGATGATATGATGGAGATTTGGCTAGAAACAATGTCATAGTTCCAAAATTGACTCACCGTAGCCGTGCTAGACGCCGATGAGTTAAATGAAACACGAATTAAACTATCTGTTGACCAAAATAGCCCAGCTGGTGAATTAGTGCCACCACGCATTGGCATGCCTTTAACAATTTTAGAGGCTGATATGTTAGCTTGGTTGGCTAACGGACCATTCCAGTCGTAAAAATTCTGTTGTGCATAAGTGCTGCTAACGTTGTTATTGGCAATATAGCCATGCGAACCATACACAAAAATAAATGGATACAAGATGCAAACACCACCATCAACACTGATAGGTTGATAGGTTGGGTTTAAACCCTGACTGTCTGATAAGCCACTAAACGTCCACGTATTTCCAGATGTTGGCGTTATATTACCAACCATTACTTGTGAAGCCACACCGTTATCAATGTCTATAAGGTTATAGCCGGGGTGTGCAAACATTTGTAGTTGCCCGCCCGCTGGGCTAAATTGTGCGTCAAACTGCCACGTAACACGATAAGGCCCAAGCGCTGGATCAGGGGTAAACACCGCTGAGTTATTTAACCAAACAGATGTTGGGCTACCTGTAATTGTGCCGGTAACATTGACTGTCGTGTTAGGTGATGAGTACGTTACCGTTGTCGTTACAAAATTAACAGGTGATGACTGATTAAAAATAACATTTGTGCCCGTTGGAAACTGTGCAGTTACGTTACCAGCAATCACAAAACTGGTGCTAGTATTTGAAACTAATTTAAACTGAACCGTGCCAAGTAATATATTGGCAGCAAATGGACCACTACCAACCCCGTAATTAATGCCGCTATTAAATATATCAAGTTCTTTATAATTACCGGCAAAAATATAATTAACACCGTTATACGGTTGTGATATCATGCCACGATATATACCCACGTTGCTGGTAAATAGTGTGCGGTACCCGCCCATTTTTTTAGGATCGCCCCGCTGAAAACGACACCACACACCGTCAGTGTATTGGTCATTTTGAAACTGTGTTCCGTCGCGCTTAATTCCAGCGGGTATTGCTAGGCTGTAAATTGAAGTATATTGCGAGTTATCTTGTTTTCGATTATCAGCCGCCATTTAGAACGTTCCACCACTAATCAACGTAGCATTGAGTTGTGCCTTAACGGTTACAAGTGGTGTAGATAAATTGGTGGCGTTTATGTCAACAATTTCCGTACCATTTGCCGCCAGCCCTAAAATGCTTGAACCTAATAAATACATACCTGTGTTAGTATCATTTAAAAAAGAAAAAGACGGTGAGGTTGCTGTGCCGTTAATTGCTTTAAAATAAGAAGACGAAGACGAATTTAACACATATAAAAATGTACCGTCGCTTAATAATGTGTATGTCTGACCAATTCCCAAAGACAACGGTGCTTGGCTACTTCCTTGGTTTTGAAAGGTAATGGCGTCATTGATGTTAGTGCAGTTATTTACCATTACATACAGCTGAGTAATGGCAGGTAAAGTAACAGCTAATGTAGCATTACGTGTGGCAGACTGTGAAATATACGTTTGAATAATTGGTGCGTTTGATACAAGACTTAGTGTGCTACCAGAAATTGCATCTACGTCATACGTAGCGGAAGTAAACACCACGTTGTTAGGTGTTACCCAACCAACTGTGATATATTGCCCAGAACTGTTATCATAAAATATAAAGCCAGAATCGCCTGGGTTGGTTGTAATGGTTGTCTGGCCATTAATTGTCTGTGGCGATACAGGTCTAAAAACTAATGTGCCAGTTCCGCTGTTTCTAAAAGCAATAAACCAGCCTGTTGAAAGTGTTGTAATTGACGGAAGTGAAATATTACCTAAGCCACCAGTCCAATTATATGTCGCAGCACGGTTCAAATTAGTGATTGTTGGTGCAACAGAAACGTCAATAATATTTTGTGTGGTTGCTAACTGACCATTAACGGTTGTTAAGCCAGCGCCAGCTAATGTTGCTGCGTCGGCGGCTGAAGTTCCCGTGCCAAATGTTACATTACCCCATGTGCCAGCAGACGTTGTGTTGTCTTGTAAATAAAAATATTTTGACACGCCCGCAGCAATCGTGACAGAGTTTGCACCCGTGTAGTCTTTAACAACAAATGAATTGGAGCCAAGGTTGCGAAATAAAATATCGGCACCATTAGTTCCTTGGTTTGCCTGAGGTAACTGAATAGATAGCCCAGCGGTTGTCGCAGTGCAATCAATAATACGTGTTGCTGGGTTTTGACCAGTTCCTTGATTAACAATAGATGGCCAATATAACTGTGTGTTAGTGCTAAAAGAAAGGGATGAGTATGATACGTCCGTTGGTGTAACAACAGTGCCAGTAAACGGGGATGTATAAATTGGTGTAGTCATATATTAGGGCTCTTGTACGTTCGTATTGCGATCCACACGACGAATATCGTCTTCTTTTTTAAGTGCCGTTACTGCGTCTGTGTAGTATTGTTTCCAGACAGGCAACTTATCAAGCGCTTTTAAATACCCTTGCGCCTGTAACAGTGCGCCATATAGCATCGCCTGCGGTGCTACTGAAGTCCATAAATTTTGTTGATTATTAGAATCTAGTGGTTGAATTTCAGAGAAATAAATAATTTCTACGGGGTAAGCCACGTCTGGTTTTGGTGCAAAATTCCAGTTGCTGTAGTCATAGTCTGCGTAGTATAATGGCTGTCCACTAGAAGACTCAGACAAGTACATAGACACGTAGTCTTGGCTACGCAATAAAATAGGCTGACCATTAACCTTCATAGACACTGTCTTGCGCCAACGTGCTGGCTTATTGAGTACTGTTTGATTAACAGCAAGGCTAGTTTCCACCACTGTCAACTGCATGTAAGTCTTTAACTCAGCCGCAATAGATGACTCAGCCAATGCAATCAAATTTGGAATCTGTGCAATAAAGTCGGAGTCATCTCGCTCCATGTATTGCTGGATGTTTGACACCAGCGAGTCGTAGGTCATTATTACGCTCATCTTGTGTAGTAACTCACGTTAGGTTGGAAATAGATAGGTGATTTGTCTCTATCCTCTTCGCTGGCTTGTAGGAACGCTTTTTCTGCTTGCCCTTCCAAATATTGAACCCTAGCCATATCCACACCTGGTAGCTGTAAAGACATTGAGTGTGACAACTGTTTTTGTACGCAGTTAATCCAACGATCTGGCACGTAGATTTGATTTGTTAGTGAACCAACGTCCATCATTTGTTTTTCAACAACCAATTGAAACATTTGATATGGGTTATTAGGCACTGGCCATAAGTACATAGACGGCTCAATGGTTCTGTCAAACCAATACTGCAACGAGCGTACTGACGGAAACTGTTTGTTTGGTAAGTTCCAGTAATCGTCACGATTCAGTCGTGCCAATGGAATAACTTGCTGGCTGGTTGAGAATACAATTTGACGTACTGAGAATGTTGTCGCTACGGTTTCACGCAGGCGATAAAATAGGTGTGGCTCTGTGATGGAGATGTTGTAGTACTGCCACTGCTTGTCCACCATGGTAATTTCTGGGAACGTTTGTTTGGTAATCCAGTTAATGCCGTCGTCACTGTACTCATACACTAGGTTAAATGTCTGCGTGCCACTACCGTTAACGTAGCAGTTCCAACCAACGTAATAAACACTCTGCGCTTGTTGGTAGCCAAGTCCAAGCCAGTTTTCTGAAATGGTTGACGTTGCTAAAGATGTTAATGTAGAGTTTTGGTTGAATGCGTTAGGGGACGTGGAGTTGTCTGTTGGCAAGTAAGTAGACGCTTGAATGTTCTGAACATACACCCAGTTAGCCTCACGCACGTCGATGACTGTCTTTGGGAGTACCAACTGCTGTTGCTGTGTCAAAGCACCATACAGTTGATTTTCCAATAGCCACAGATTTACGCCAAGGTTGGATAGGTTTTGTAGGTTGTAAAATAGTGCCTGCTTACCCGCATCAATAAGTTCTGGAGTAATTTCCTCAGCAGTTTTACCAGCATCACGAAATGCGTAAGAAAGTAACTTATCAACGTTAACCTTAGTGTTGCCAGTTGTGTTACTGTAAGCCACGTTTTACCCCTTTTGAACGATTTTTTTGCATAGGTATTATTTGTAAATTCCATGGAACATGAAGTCCACAAATATCTTTTCCTTGTAGTGGTTCTATGTGATCTACTTCATAAATGCCGTCATCTAATTCGGTTTGCAATTTAGCCAACCAATAAAATGACTCTATTTGTTGTTTATGCTCTTTTGTTAACCAAGGTGGTGAAGCGTTTTTTTTAACTGCTCTTCGTTTAGCTTGACGTGCGTTGTTTTTACTAAAATTATTTTTTCTATATTGAGCAGATCTTTGCTTTTCTTTTTCAATATTTTTGTAATAATTTGTGCGACTGCATTCATTTCTTTTTAGTTTCCAATTTTCCCAAGATTTAGGAGAAAGCCAATGTTCTTTTACATTGCCATTTTTATCTTTATACAAAGATTTAAAGACATACCCGTCTTCTCTAATAAATCCTTGTTTTAACAAGATTATCTCCCGCGGCCAGAAGCTCGCTTAGTTACTTTTTGTGGTAGTTTATTAGTCGCTGGCCCAGCTTTAACAAACTCTTTACCAACTTTCTTAGGTATGCCAAGTGTAGATTTACCCGTTGCTGCGGCATACATTGCACCTTTTTGTGCTTCTGATTTGTATGGCATTACTTCTTACCCGCACGACCACCACGTTTTTGAGCTGGCATACCAGTTGGTGCACCCATTTGATCAGTTGGGGGCATTTGTGTTGGTACGGAAGGAGCCGCAGCACCTTGTCCCATACCTGCTAAACCCATTGCCATTTTTTCACCAGTGCCCATTTGTTTACCAGCGGCTTCTTGCATTTGTTTTGCTCTTAAATAACGCGCCATATCTTGTTTAGCTTTTTCGTTTTGTGATTGAGAGCCCATCACATTGTCTACTAATCTGTCAGTAAGACGGCCACCAGCCATTTTCTTTACACTACGACCTTTTTTAAACCCTTCACGAATTTCTTCTGGTTTAAATGTGTCTTTCATAGCGCCACTTGATTCTGTTCTCGCTGAACGTGCTGGCTCATCTATTTTTCTGACTGCTTCTTCTGGACTATATCCTTCAGCATCTCTTCTAGTAGAATCTTTGGCTTCTTTGGCTGCTTGTTTTTCTGCACGTTCAGCTGCTTTCTTTTCCGCTGCTTTAGCAGCCGCTTTTTCACTAGAACGTACTACACCTCTAAGCATACCTTTTAACACACCACCTGGCATCAAATAATCTTCTGGATGAACTTCTTCTAATGGTTTATCATATTCTCTTAATCTTTTTTGATTAGCACTAGCCTCGTACCCAACTTGTTTTGAGCGTCTATCATTTTGATCTGAATAATCTTTATCACTTGACTTAGAGGAAGAAGATTTAGGAGCCGATTTAGGAGCCGATTTAGTTATTGACTTAGACGTTTCATCAGAGTCTTTTTTACCAGTTTCTAAAAATTTCCTTGCACGGGCGCGGGCATCATCGCCAACATCATTTTTTGCGTTGTCGCGCATATCAATGACTTCACCGCCTTCTTTGTACTTATTAGGACCGCGTTTAGCGCCAGTTGGGGCACTAGCAGATTTACCAGATTGTTTACTCTTGAGATATGGGTCTTTGTGTCCTGCTGGCTTATTTTTTTCTTTTTCAATATCAGAACCTTTAAATGCTGGTTTAATAGCAGCTTTTGATGGGGCACTAGCTTTACTAGGTTTAATATCTTTAGTTTTTTTAATATTGTCTAAATCGCCAGAACTTTTTTTGGCTTCGTAGGTATTAACAACAGATCCACCCGTTTTAAATTTACGAACAGTTCCTACTGATTTTTTAGAACGGCCACCACGTTTTAACTTAATCTCTGTAGGCTCTTTGTCGTGCTCGGCTCTGTCGTGCTGTTTGAACGCTTTCTTGATCATGGCTTTATCTTGCTTTTCATCCATGACTTCACCACCTTTTTTCATAGCCTGTCCACCGCCGCAGTATGCTTCTTTTTTGACACTGCCACCTACTTTGAAGCATTGCATTTTAGGTAATGTCTTAAATCCGTCCATTTGATATCCTCGAGGTTATTATTTTTAAAAGGGTGATCAGCCCATATATCTACTAATGCAAAAAATGAGCACTTTTCGCCCTAACTATCCTTTAAAAACAAGGCTTTTTCTTGTTTTCTTCTGTTGACTAAGACGCTAGGATGTACCCAGTCCATAAAGTATTCACCAGCCAGTTTGTAGTTGCCAGTGTTAAGTGCCTTGACTAACCTTGATGTCTTAAAGCCATTGGCTCCAATATTGTAGCAAAGGCTCGCCAGAGCGTCGTATTGGTTCTGGTTAAGGGGTACCTTCACCGCAGTCCTAATCGCCTCGTCACACCACTGTGCGTCGCTTTTAAACAACTCTTCCACCTGCTGGTCTGTGAGTACTGTGTTGATGAGGTGCTGCTCGTTGGGCTTGATGAGGTGACCCACGCCGGTAGTCCACAGCCCCTTGGTGTCCTTGTAGGCCTTGTTGCGTTTACCCTCAAAGCCAACAATCACACGAAACGTGGATTCGGTCAGTGCCATAAGATCTCTTTCAAATGTTTGTACGAATGATAAATTTTGTGCAAAAAATATACATATACACACTAGCGTGTATACAAAAAGTCGTTTTAGCATAGCGGTTACTTGGCGTTAAACTCTTGTAGGTCCATGAGTTGCTGCGCTACTTTGTTGTACTTGGTGTTGTTTTCAATGGCGGTGCTGAGTAGGGTAGCAACGTCAACTTCGGAGGGGGTACCATCAGTGCCGCTGGGGCTTGAGGCTTCACCAAGGGCGCTGGCGTTGTACAGCCTAACAAACCCACTAGTAATAGTGCAAGTAGCGTTACTATCAGAACGTACCGCACCGTAAATTTGCTTTTGCAAGACAGCGTTGGTGGAACCCAATTTTTCAAGTTGTTGAATGTAGTTAGCAACCAGCTGGTCGCCTTTTTGTTGAATTTCATCTTTTTCCTTTAGTGCTTGAACGTTAGCGTGCTCTATTTTACTGGAGTAGTAGCTTGATGTCCAGTTAAAGACAAGGTAGCCAGACAACAGTGCGGAAATAACTGCTATGGTGAGGTAAACATAAATGCTACTGAGTAGTGTCTTTAACATTGACTTGTTCCTTTGGTTCGGTGTCTTTTTTCATCATCACCGCGGCTCCATGAGCCCCAGAAATAATGCCAATAGACTCAGCAAAGTCTCGTAGTGTGGGTAACTGTCCTTGAATTAGTTCATAGCCCGCGCCCAAGAGCACTGCAAAGAATGACAGCATCCAAGACCAGCGGGCAATGTCGTGTGTTTTATTGTCCGCGCCAGTAAGAAGATCGTTTAGGATCTTGTGTCTCATTTTCTGAGGTTGTCTAGTTTGTCTTCAATTCGATGAATCGCTTTAAGGACTTCTTCCCAGCGACCAGAAAAGTCGTCCTTGTGCACGTAGTTTTCAGCCACATGGGTGCGAAGGTCGTGAAGGTCTATTTTAAGTGTCTGAACTGCCGTCCATAATTCTTTGCAAAACCAGCCAATTGCAACACAGATTAATGGAAGTACTGTGTTTATTAAAGTCTGTAAGTCCATGTTATTTTGACACCCTATTAATAATTAAAAAATTATGACAAACAATAAAAAAATAAATTAAATCTATTACTTTTAATGCAAGTACATTGTCTTTTATTTCCCAAGCCACAATTAAACAAACTATTTTAACTAAAATAAGTATTGGCAATGTGGGCATTTTAAAAAACAAAAACCGCATGATTGGGTTAACTTCGTGCGCAATGTTTTTGTTTAACCCCACGTAGGTTGTCCACAAATCAGCTAGTTGTAAAATAACAAAACAATAAAAAAATATCATAATTTTACTTTAGTAAGATGGGTACCATTTTGCTGTAGTAGAATCGTAGGTCATAATTAATGCTTTACTTACAACCGCAGTTGTTGCTAGTGCTATGTTTCCACTTGTCCCTGTTGACCATAACCCCGTTGGGATTAATGTTAACTGACCGCCACCAGATGTTAATGGCGCTGGTGCTGTTATGGTGTTAATTGTAGTCGTGCCACTAATAAATGTAATTAATGCTGTGGGTGCAATGGTCGCAGCACTAGCAATTGTTCCCGCCGCCGCTGGGGTGGCAACTGGCGCGTACATAACAGTGGAACCATATAAATAAGTCGCCGTTGTAGAACTGTTGCCAATTGCGGTTGTGTTGGAACCTTTACCTGTTACGCTATATCCAATAACGATTGAGTTATTATCATATGGACCTTGCAGTTGTGGGTCATAACCAATCAATATATTACTACTTCCATAAATACTAAGACTGTTTACGGAAGCACCAACTGCAGTA